CACCGTAGCCACAGAAGCACTGGCCCAGGGTTCGATGGCTATGCCTGTCTTACGTTTGATCTCGGCTTTATAATCTCGCACCTTGGACCTGAGATCCTTACGAACGAGGTCAGCCTTATCTAAATCTACACGAACACCCTTCTCTCTCATGTCAATCATCAAAGGAATAAGCGATGTCTCAAGATCAAAGATATGCGAGAGTTCTTGTTTAACAATCTCTATACTTAATCTCTCGTATAGTTTTAAAGTTAAAGTCGCATCCTGCTCGGCATATGATCCAACATACTTGGGTGGAAGCTTCCACATCTCTCCTTTGGGATCTATCCCCCACTCTTTAGCGGCGGCTCTAAGCAACGTTTCGTTCTTGCGCTCACCAAGATAGTCACGACCTAAGTTATTTAGGCTGAAGGAGAACCTGTTCTCGTCCACCAGAGGTGCTGCGATCATAGTATCAATGATCCTACCCTGTACTTCTACGCCCTCTGCACGGAGCCATCCTGCATCATAGGTGGCGTTGTGCATAATCTTATCTATGTGAGGCGTTGCCATCTGTTTCTTAAACCATTTGATGGTCATCTTCGGGTCAAGGTTGTGTCCGTTCTCATGACGAATAGGAAAGTACCCTTGGTAATCTCCCGCAGCTACAGCAATCCCAACAATAAATCCGTCTTTTCGTGACCATCCTGGTCCCAATGTCATTAGATTAGGGTCGCATGTCTCAAGATCCACGGCTATTTGTTTGTATTTTGTAAGATCAGGGTACTCGGTTGGGATGTTCCAGTCTGCTTCGATAGGTTGAAATAAGTCTTGTTGTATCATTCGTTCCACTTCTCTCCACCGAGAGCGGCATACCCTGCGATGTCTATCCAAGAGTCTTCATGTTTAGGTGTTTCAATAAGTCTTGAGACCTTTAATTGGTTCAAGCAAAGATAAACCTGGGACACTGTAACCTCCATCCCAAGCACTACAGTCCATAACTGGGCTATACGCTCATGGTTTTGGTATGCATCTCCATAATGCGTGGCCCTTGGACCATTGATTAACTCTTCGGCTTTCTCCAGTATTTGTTCTCTTCTCATACTATATACCTATACTTTTTGTTGGATTCTATTATATGCAAATTCTTCTTGGCTCTCGTTACGCCAACATAAAATGCACGGTGCTCGTCGTCTGGGTGGGCACTCTCAACACACGCTTTAGTAGAGGACAAAGAAACTACGCAATTATCGTCTTCTCCCCCTTTCATAGCATGAAACGTTGACAGTTTGATTCTAGGACGGTCAAGAATATTCTCTCCTCGTCGCTCAATAGCCCGTAAATAGTTCTTATCATGCGTACCCAATCGAGCCACGTCTAGCGCATCTCGGTCCTTGGGTGCTACCATTCCATACATAAGAAGATCCTCGTAAGATAGGAGGCTTTCAGGATCCACGGCCTGCAATAGGTTACTCGAACCCCGCTTCACTACTCTAAAATCTCCCATCTTGGGAACATTTTCGTATAATTTAACTATGGATGCAATAGGAATCTTCTCTCCTTGCTGTAACCTTCTCCATGTAGAGATCACTTCACCAACCGAAGGGTTGATACTGCTCCTCCCCCTTATAGAATAAAGAAGTCCCATCGATCGGACGTGGTCTGCCCACTCTCTAGCCATTGAATTAGTCCTAGTCATCAGCGTCCACGAGCCCGTCGTTAGATTTAAATGCTCTAGGTCATATGAATAGTTAACAGAACCCTGATGCTCTGTTGGAAAAAACCTCTTCTCTTGTCTTTGATGTATACGTTTAACAATCTCTTGGGACAGGGTATGAACCGAGCTCGGTAGTCTATAGCTCTGTGTTAAGATCCGTTGATCCTCTCCCGCAGCTAAGAATAAACTTACATCTACCCCCGTCCATCTATGTATTGCCTGGTCGTCGTCTCCTGCATACAGAACCTTGTTCGATTTTGACGCTAACTTATTCACCATCTGCCACTGCAATGGTGTTAAGTCTTGTGCCTCATCTACGATCAAAAGATCTAAGCTTGGAGACTCTATATCCCAATCGATGTATCTCTCAATTAAATCCACAAAATCAAACTTAAAAAGCTCTGACTTATACCTCTCTAGTGCGTCTGAGATCGTATTTAAAAGTTCAAACGGCATGGAATAACTTCCAGTCTCATTGAATTCTTCCTCATAAGAGATCAATCGATACTTCGCCCTAGTCATCATCTGAATAAATCTATCACCGTTTCCCGATCCCATCGGAATGATCACTCCCTCATCGGGGGAAACTCCCCCAGAACTTTCAAAGACCACACCCAATTGATCTTCTAAGACGCTCCAATCTTCCCGTTGCATCATGTCTTTACTCTGCAATCCTAGTCCCCGAAACGCTAAAGAGTGTAACGTTCTGAAATATGGAAGATCTTTCTCTGTTAGATTAAATGCAGAGCAGGCTCTCTCTGTCGCCTCGGCAATAGCCTTCTTTGTAAAGGATACAAACGCAATACGATCAGGTGGAGTGCCGTTAGCTAAAGCTTCCTTAACACTTTCAATCAGAGTATGTGTCTTACCGCACCCTGGTGGACCGAATATTAAAGTGCTATCGGAGCTCATGCTGAACACCGCGAGGGCGAGAGTCCAACCACTCCACAACTTCAGAAGTCTTCCATCGACTAGCACTTCTTTTGCCGTCCGATTGACCTAAAATTAACGGCTCAGGAAATCTGTCTTCTTTAACCCACTTGTAAATGGTGGATCTGGACACTCCTAACCAATCGCTGAGTTCCCCAACTCGTAGCAATAATTTATTAGAATGGGATTTCGTCATTGTCGTTCTCCTTTTTGGGTTCTTCGTAGTCAAATGCAGGGACGTGCCACACTCTGATCGTGGTTCGTTTGCCCTGCTTCAGTATGTTCTGGTGACCGTGGCACTCGCCCCCAGAGTTTAAATCTTTAATGCCTTCTTGGACCTGGGCTTTAGACCAATGTCTCCAGTCTCTGTTCTTCAAGTAATCCATCAGACCCTCGATCTTGAACTTCGTTACTCCGTCCTCGGTCCACGGTTTGCCCATCTCCAATTCTTCTGGAGCCATAGCCCGAATCCTACTGGTGCAGAAATTCTTTATGTGATCCCTAAACTGTCCGCTCAAGGTGAGTTCCTCTGGTACTGCTAACTTAGTAGAGTTGTTCATCAGATTATTGATTGTAGCCTGCCATTTCTGAGGCTTCACGATTGGGGGCATGAGATCTATCTGTTCCATGCACGCCCTTTGCCAAAGCATTTGGTTTTGCAACTGCTCCGTGGATAACTGCAACCTCCGCCCGTCAACATCCATGAAGTACAGCCTAGGTTCTGATAAAAGAATTGTTAGTCCGCCGATATGCGCTGCATCCGGTGCCTCTGTACCTACCCCAAAAGGCCTGGTCTTACACAGATCCTTGTCACAATGATCCTTCAAAGGACATACATCACATTGGTAGTAGTAGTCCTTCTTCTCTAAAGACTTCTGTATGTTAATGATCTCACCCGCACCAAGAGCCGGTTTACATAACATCCGGTTGTATTCCTCGTGGTGCTTCTTCCAATCATCAGGCCATTTCATTCTGCAATAGACCCCGACTGCAAACATAAAGATGTTTCGGAACTCGGTTATCGCACCTTGGCTCGTCATAACTTCTAAACAATAAGGACCATCCGTAAAGTGCTCTCGCTTACCACCCAAGGTCATCTCATTTAATTCCGATGCCGATACCTTACCTTTAGCCACTGCCGCTAAGAACTCTGGCAGCTCCATCGCCTCTGCCTTCTTATTAAAGCAGTACCGCATTGTTTCCTCTGCGTTGAAGTAAGGCATGTTAATAAAATTACCCACGTCACCACGTTCAGCTAGGATCTTGTCTTGCTTTGGAAAGATCTCACAACCAGAGAAACCTAAAGCTATAGACATCTCCATCAAATATTCTCGTACCAACGCGGCAGGCTCCCAGTCCTTTAAGAATAAAAACAAATGTGCTCCACCGGATTTAGATCGACAGTGAAACAATGGGAGTTTTAATTTCTTTAGCTTCTCACTCAAAGCTTTGTGATTAAGATCATAAGTATCTATATCTAATGCACCAAATCTGCACATGTTATCACTATTTATGGGGATTGAACCGATACCCTGGGTGCCTTCGATGTGAAGTCTCACCGCTTCCTCGGTCAGGGGTTCTCGAACCACCTTACTTTTAGCTTCTGCTTTACCGTTGCGC